TATTGCTATTGATATTATTATTATTTTTCTCAGAAATATTCATTAATTCTTTTTGTTGTATCTTTTCAGTTTTAATTGATGTTTCAGTTGGTTTTAACCAATTGTCCGAACGGTTTACGTTGTATTCTCTGTTTATTTGTTCAATGTCATAATTTCTTTGTGCAGTCATTTCTTTAATAGCATTTTCCATTTCACTAATAGGTATATCGCTAAATTTGTCACTAAATTTAGGGACATCTGGCAACGGAATAGTCATCGAATTTGTAAATTCTTCTTGTCTTTTAATTAAGTCAATGTCAAATTGAGATCTTCTATCATTCTGTATTTCATTATATGTTACTAATTCTTTAGGCGCAAATTCTTTATCTACAAATTGTGTATTCATTTCTTCATAATTTGTATTTTTATTTGTTTTTGTTATATTAGATACTGTAAAATTTTTATTTACAAATCTTAATATTAATATTATATATTTTTTATTTATTTCAATTAAATTAACTGAATTCTTTTTTTCAATTTCAAAAAATCCAGTTATATTATTTTGAAACACTTCTGTAATTTTTAAAAGAGATTCAGCCGATTGCATTTTTATTAGATTTGAATCAGATAAAACATCCCACAATAAAATAATATTTTCTTTGTTTAAAAAATTCGTTATCATTAAATATATAAATAATAGTTATATATTTAAATATTTTTATTAAGAACTAGTTTACAATGATTCGTTAAAATATATATTTCTAAATTTTGACATATATTCGTCTTTTAATATATGGGTTTTCAAATAATGTTCAGTCATTTTATCTTCTAACATATGCACAATAAAAAATAAAGAGTATATACCACATTCTGTATCACCATATTGATGTTCAACTCCTATATTACTATCAATATTAAAAGTTATTTTAGGATTTAAATTTTTACCTTGTTTTACAATTCTATCAATAAAATTAGTTATTTCAATAGATTGAGATTCTCCCGTGCTATCAAAAAAGAATATATGCTTCTTTTTAATATTAATAAACATAGAAATCCAATGTTGACCTGGCTTATTATGGGGATCCGTATTAAATATAATACCTATCTTGGTTTTACCATTTTTTATTTGTTCTTCTAAATTGAATTTACATAATTCGTCCCATACACATTCGCCATATAGTTTTTTTATATCAAAATCAATAGGACTTGGACCTATAAAATCAAAACATTTATACGCCTTTTCATATTGTTTCATTACTTTTAAAATATCAATACTAGATAACCATTCATTTGGATTTTTTTTCCATTCATTTGGAGATTCTGGTGCAAATGAATCTGCCATATCATTGCTTAACTTACCAAATGCGTTTGATTGTTTTAACCAACATGACTCCTTGTTACACACATTTCTTAAATATTCAGATAATTTTGTATGTATTTCTTTTGGATTATTAGTGTTTATTTTAGAATCTGGGTGTCTTGCATTCCATAAATCCCTCAATTTATATATTGTTTTAGTTGTGTAACATGTAAATTCATTTATTTCATTTCTCGGTTTTGGACTACAATTTATTTTCTTTAATTTAGAATTATTTTTATTATTTTTATTTTTGTAAGTCCCATTTGTATTTTTAATATTTTTAATTGTTTTAATATTTTTAATTGATTTTTTAGTTGATTTGTTCTGGATTGACCTTTTTTTCGTCATGTGGTGTTTCTTTTTTTGATACATTAATTTCATCATATTTATTAGTGATATTTTTCTTTTTGCAAATACCTTTATTTTTTAAAATAGGATCTTTTAAGTCAACATCCCGTTGTTTTGGTAATATTAGTTCAGGGGTTTTTGTATATTTCTTTTTTACAAAATTATCTAAAGTTGGATTTAACATATTTATAGAACGCATCAACAGTTTATCGGCTTCTTCTTGATTTTGTATATCGTCAATATTTAATTCTGGTACTGAATTTCCAAGATTAAAATAATTTTCTATATTTTGGTAATCTGCTTGTATAATATCATTGTTGTCAATTGTTTTAAAATATTGAATGCAACAATTTACGAAATTATCAAAAGAATGTTTTACATCTGGAAATAAATTTTGAGGCTCTTCTTTACTTAACAACAATTCTTTTGTTAAATAATATATTCTTTTTCTATAAAACTTCTTATCTTTTGCATTATTTTTAGTTGAGGATTTATTTGACATATATTTATTATATTGTTCTCTATTCATCAAACAATCTAAAGTTACTTCGGTTAAAAAATTTTCTGACATAATAGATTACAATATAATATTCTACTCTACTCTACTCTATTTTACTCTATTATATTCTATTATATTCTAACAATTTTGTTTTGTTAAATCTTTTATCTGACTTCTGGTAGAATTAAAAAATATACCAGAACCTACACTTGACTGCGGATTTGGATTAAAATCTTCAAAACTATCTTTATGAAATAATAAAGAGTGTGTCTGAGGTACTTCTTTTGGTTTAAAATTGTAAGTATATAAATCACTATTGCTATTAGGAACATAAACCGCTTGGCTACATTTCTGTAAAGCAAAAATCTGATTTCTTAATTCAGACTCAAGATTAATATTTGATGAAAAACCAGACCAAGGTGATTTCGTATTTCCTGGATTAAATACATTATGGGAGTTATATGTTGGCGCTTGCATTAATGGAACATTTGCCTGTTTTCTAGGATCCACAATAGGAAAATAAGAATATTTTGTCATAACAGGTCGTACATCTAAATATGGCTGCAACATTTGGGAAGGAATATTTCTATCATATATTCTAGTATTTGTTTGTTCGTGTATTTTTGATACACACGGTTCAGTTTGATTATATGGATTCATTAATATAATATATTATTTTATTATATAAATTTAATAAAATAATGGTCATAATAAGTATAAAGATATTGATTTATACTAATAAATGTGTGGTATTTTTTCTCTTCTTAATCACCCAAGTGATTCTTTAGATTCTATAAAGTGCGAATTCGAAAAGGGTAAAAATCGTGGTCCTGAATTTTCTATACTTGTTACAGATTATTCAAAAATTGTTTTGGGATTTCATAGATTAGCTATTAATGGCCTAAATACCAAGTCAAATCAACCTATTGTTATTAATGATATAATTTTAATTTGCAATGGAGAAATTTATAACTATAAACAATTATACAAATTTATGAATGTTATTCCTGAAACAGATTCTGATTGCGAAGTTATTATACATTTATTTCTTAAATATGGAATTAAACAAACTTTAATAATGCTAGATGGCGTGTTTTCGTTTGTATTATATGATAATCGAGTTTGTAATTTAAATAAAACATTATATATTGCAAGAGATCCTTTTGGTGTTAGACCATTATATTATTTAAAAAATGTTCATAATAAATATAATTTTTTTAATTTATACGGATTTGCATCAGATTTAAAATGTTTATCTAACTTTTATAATTCAAATACATATCAATATTCTATTAATCAATTTACGCCTGGAACATATTCAAGATTCGATCTTTCTGACAGCGTGAACTCTATATGGGAACCGGCTTATGAAAATATTCGTTATTTTACATCAAGTTTTCCATATACATTGAACTTTCAAGATAACAATGAATTAGATATATTAAATGAAATATATACAAAAATAGCGTATTATTTAAATGCAGCTGTCAGCAAAAGATGTTTAACTACTGAAAGACCTATCGCGTGTCTTCTTTCTGGAGGATTAGATAGTAGTTTAATAACAGCGCTAGTAAATAATTTTTATAAATTAAATAATTACGATAAACAACTAGAAACGTATAGCATAGGACTAGTTGGTTCCGAAGATTTAAAAAATGCCCGCATAGTTGCGGATTATTTGGGCACAAAACATACTGAAATTATTGTAACCGAAAAAGAAATGTTTGAAGCTATTCCCGAGGTTATTTATTCGATTGAAAGTTATGATACAACCACCATAAGAGCTAGCATAGGAAATTATTTATTGGGAAAATATATTGCTAAAAATAGCGAAGCTAAAGTTATTTTTAATGGAGATGGGTCAGACGAATTATTCGGCGGGTATTTGTATATGAATAAATGTCCGGATGATATTGAATTTGATAAAGAATCAAGACGATTATTACAGGACATACATTTATTTGATGTCTTGAGGTCAGACAAATCAATTTCATCTCACGGATTAGAACCAAGAACCCCTTTTTTAGATAGAAGTTTTGTTAACTATTGTTTATCTATACCAGCTTATTTTAGAAATCATAAAAATACAAACAATTGTGAGAAATTTTTATTGAGGCATAGTTTTTGCAATTTAAAATTTAAAGATTTCAAAGATAGACAAATACTTCCAGATGAAATTTTATGGAGGAAAAAAGAAGCTTTTAGCGATGGTGTAAGTTGCAGCGGACGGTCTCTTTATACAATATTACAAGAACAAATATCAGTTAAATTAAATGATACCACAACTTACGATGCAAATATAGATACAGAAAAACATTACTATAAAAGTTTGTTTTTGCAATTTTATCCAACTTGCGAAAATATTATTCCATATTATTGGATGCCTAAATATACTAACGCTACTGATCCAAGTGCAAGAACATTAGATATTTACACTATCGTATAATTATAATTCTTTAAAATTGTATAATTCATATATTTTATTTTATACATATTATATAGTTATGTTAAACAGTATAACCCTTCATAACATCCAAGAAAAATTCTTCAATATATTTATTTATACATCCTATTCACTTATAATTTTATCTGCGTTAGGTCTTTCAAAAACAGCGCCTAAATATCTAAATTATTTAGATTATTATGTAAAGATTTATATTTGTTTATTTTTGATTTGGAGATTTAACCCTTTTGTCCATACAGTATTTACAAATCTTGATAAAAAAATTGCATTTAGTGCAGGGTTATTTATTTTGACTACAAGCGCGCTAAATACTTATTTTTCAAATATTAAAAATGAAGTTATTAAATATATAATATAATGTTATAGTTTACTATAAATGAGTTGGCAACAAAAAGGAGGAGATATTGACGGAGAAGCGGCAAATGACCAAAGTGGATATTCAGTTTCTTTAAGTTCTGATGGTAATACAGTTGCAATTGGATCAAATTATAATGCCGGAAATGGTGGTGATAGTGGTAGTGTTCGGGTGTATAAATATTTAGACAGTTCTAGTAATTGGATACAAAAAGGAGGCGATATTGACGGAGAAGCTACAGGTGACCAAAGTGGATGGTCAGTTTCTTTAAGTTCTGATGGTGATACAGTTGCAATTGGAGCAAA